TAGTTGGAAAATTTTCTAGGTCTGCTGTGCTGATCCAAATATCTCCATTAACCAAATTACTTGAGCCGTTACTTTGTTTTTCAGGCATTGTTGCGGATACAATTGGACCTTCTGGATCTGTAACGTTGGCATAATATGGCGCTGCAATAATAGATTCGCCACTGCTGCCGTCATACTTATAGCCTACCCATGCACTGCCATTGTGAATCATTAGATCCACTTCACCAAAGGCAGGATTGTACCATAGTTGGCCATCTGCTGGCTCTTCTAATGGAGCATCTGGAGTAGCAGCAAACACATCATTGACCAATGGAATCCACAATGAAGCCAAATAACCTTCTGCTGCTCCTGTTGCCAAGCCGCCCGACAATGCGTAGAAATTACTGGTTCCTGCTCCTGTTGCTAGATTGTAGACTGGGAACAGTGTACTAATAGCAGTACCGGTAACATCAGTTAGTCTAAAATCGCCACCTGTCTTGTGTGTGATTACCAATTCGTTGCTGGTTGTAACACTGGCTACTACGTTATTTGTAACAGCATCGCCGGCTGAATCAGTATCACTCGCAGCATTAATTAATCCTGCGATTGTAAACGCATCGTCTGCTGTGCCTGCTGCTGTGAATGTAAATGAAGCTGCTGTGCTCAATGCAGTATCGCCAACGATCGACTGTTTGATTGTGAAAGTTCTTACACCACTGATTGTACCTAAAGTAATAATTTTAGATTTGATAGCAGTTTCACCACTGGCAGCTCTTTTAAATATTCTAAAAGTAGTAGTGGCCAGTGTTGCATCCATGCCATCAAAACCGTTCACTGCTCCAGTGGTAGCGGAATATGATCCTACATCTTCTCTTGCATTTGTTTGAACAAACAATGCACCCTTAGCAAGGTTTGTGCCGCCGCCGGATTTATCAAGATAGTATAAGGCAGAGTGTGGAGTTGCATACAAAGGTGCTTCAACTGCCATCCACGCATCAGTGCTTGCATTATACTTTTTAACTCTCCAACGAGATCCATTGTTTGGTTCGGTGGTTTTCAACCATACAGAACCTGTAGGACGAGCATTTACTGTAGATCCAAAATCTGATCTCTTAAACAGTGGTATGCTGGTATGTGGTTGTTGGGCCAATACTGGGCACATGTATGTACCAGCAGCAATGTTTAATAGGCCAGCACCTGTGCCTAGTACAGTTCCACTGAGTACAATACCACCGGTTCCACCAGCAGTTGCGGTAGAGTCACCGCCTGTGGCAGTAGAAGTACCGTCACTGAATAGATACAATCTGCTGTTTTTAGCAACAGCTGTGATGCCGCTGCCATTCATCAGCGTGTTAATACTGGAAACACAGGAAGTGAGACTAACACCCGGTGTAATAGTTACACCATTGATATCCAATGTGCCTGATATTGCACCTACCGCTGCCGAACTAAATGCTGTGGGATGACTAGCAGCCCAGTTAGGACTACCGACCAATACCCATGTACCAGCTGTGATACCAGCAGTGGCATTGCCAGCACTCTTGTAATACATTCTTACCAGTTCATCATCAGCTAAAAATGTTCCGTCTCCTGCGGCTGTTTGAAACACCACAGCATAGTCACCGATGGTGCCTACTGATGTTTTAGGAGCATTGCTGTTGATATTGTCAAGATCAGCGTCTGTAAGTACCAATGGAGTTTTAGCAGTGAATTTTTGACCACTGTCTGCCAATGCCAAGCTGTTCCATTCGTTAATTCCCCAAGTGGTGGTTTGTGTATCTACCCACCACTTGCCGTCAGCTGGGTCCGCTCCCGGTGCATCTGTTTGACCTTCTAGTTCATTTAGGTTGATGTCTGCACGTAGAATGAATGCAGAATTCGAAACGCCCAACAAGCTGTAGGCAGCTAGTAGACCGTATTCGTTTCTTTCGCCACCGTGTATAGGACTAGCCGATACTGTCTTTTCAAAGAACGGTGAACCAAATGTGTCAACAAGTTCTCGTTGACTGGTCATTTTGAATACCTTACCTGCATTGGCTGCAGTGGTACCTGAAGCTGTGCCTGTGCCAGCTCCGTTTATTTTGTTTTCAGCAGTGGCTACAACAATTAACGGAACCGTACCTGGTTCAGCTGGAGTATAAAAACTCTCGTCAATTACCGTAACTTGTACGCCTGGTGATGTTAGTGCCATTCGACTGTCTCCTAGGGTTAAATCAATGTACTATTATTTAGCGGCATCACAAAAAAACCCCAGGATATACAAGGTCAAAAAGGGGTTGAAAAGGTGTAAATATGTTTATGAGACCCCTGTGTAGGTGCGGACAACGACCCCGTGCGGTAAACTATAAAAAGAACAACAAGATCTATTATAGATCATTGTGCGAGATCTGCATGGCCAACGGTCTAGGGTTTGGTATTCCTAGATGGCATCGCTCTGGATACCGAATTAAAAATCAATGTGACAAATGTGGGTTTCGCTCAGCCCACAAAGAAGTTTTTAGAGTATTTCACATAGACGGTAATCTAGACCATTGTCGACACAGCAATTTAAAAACTGTGTGTTCAAACTGTGCCCAAATACTAGGCAAAGAAGGAATCACTTGGCGACAGGGCGATCTTGTCGCTGACTACTAGGCTGGCCGACTGCCTATAAAGGTCATCAATAGAACCGTTGTTGTCGATTACAACATCAAAGTCACTGCCTAACCAAGCCCACTCGCTGGCGTGTATCTTGCGCATTTTCATTGCATTTAATCCTACGTTGTTGCCTTGATTTGCGCTGACTGCCTCTGCATACCAGGTAGGTAGTATTCCCCTTTGTACCCAAACAATGTTTCCACCTGCCTGTTTTAGAGATTCAATTTCATTAGGAAATCTGCAATCTGAAATTACAATATTATCTCGACTGTTACGCAGTTTGTTTTCCAGGCTGGCAATCCATATGTCATCGTGAAATGCCTTACGACAAACTTCAGTACCCCAGTATTGTAACACCCATCTTGGGGTCAGTGTGGGCATATCAAGTCTAGCGGCCCACCATGGATCAACTTGTTCTCGCCACTCTCTAGCTTCTTTAGTACGGCCTTCAAGCATGGTTCTATCCCAACCAAATACCGCTGCCACTGCATCTTTTAGTGTTGATGCAAAACTTTCTCTACGGAACTCGTGAAAATTCACTAGATAGTCCGCAACTGTGTCTTTGCCTGAGCCAATAAAACCGCAAATTCCAATAATCATAATATTCTCCAACTGTATAAAGTATACAGGAGAATACCATCGTGGTCAACCTATAATAAAAGTATATCCCTGACCACCTGGGACTAATTTTATCAAATCATCTGTGAGTTTTTCAATTTCAGCCGTGGCTTCTGCCTTCATTGCTGCACCGTTTAGGCTGCTTCCACCTTGAGGGCCAGCAATTTGAGCAAACTTTTCACGGGCTTGACCCAGCATCATCTTGCAGTTGGCTAAACTATAGTCTTTGATCCATTGTCCTGCATAGGTATCGTCAATAATGGCAAAATCTGGCTTGGTGTTATAGACCCATAACATTACTTCTTCATCACCCCTAGGACGCTGTTGAACCATTATTTTGCGACTTTGTGGTTGCCAAGTAAAATTAATGAACGATCCAAACATCTTGCCCACTAATTCTTGATACTGACTGAATAGTTCATAGGTCAGTAGTCCACCCATATTTGTCGAACTCAACAAATAGGTGTTGGTATAGGCCATGTTGAATGGCTCAAATACTGTTCCGCCCGATCCGTTGCCGCTTCTTGATCCAACTGATCTACGAAATATCTGTCTCACCTGTTGGATTTCTTTGGGCAAAATATATTCTTGCTGATTTTCTCTCAACGTTAAAAACGCATAACTTTCTTCAACAGCATTATCTGAACGCTGTCGAAATACGCCTAGTGCCCTGTTCAGTGCAGTTTCGTAGTGTATGGGATCTAGCTCTACATCGATCATACCGTCGCCCAGCATGGCTTTGCAATAACTAAAAACTTCTTGCTTGGATTGGTCTATTTGGCTCATATAGTTATTTATAAATATATGACTATGCCAAGACTGAGCCTTTACCGTCCTGAAAAGGGCAATGATTATAAATTTATAGATAAAAATATCTGGGAAATGTTCCAGATTGGAGGTACTGATGTTTTTATACATCGGTATCTAGGTCCTGGAGCCTCAGCTGGCACAGCGTCACCCAGTTTACCTGTATACAACACCAGCGATCCCACACAGATACAGGATTTGCTGTTCCTAGAAAATAGAGATCGCAAATACGATCCTGATATCTATGTCATGCGAGGTGTATACAGCCTGCAAGATCTAGATTTTAATCTCAGTCAGTTTGGCTTATTTTTACAAAACGACACAGTCTTTATCACATTTCACATCAACGACACTATAGAAAAATTGGGCCGCAAATTGATTAGTGGAGATGTTATAGAGCTGCCGCATTTAAAAGATGATCATGCTCTCAATGATTTTCAGTTTGCTCTTAAAAGATTCTATGTGATTGAAGAAGTAAATCGAGCTGCGGAGGGATTTTCAGTTACTTGGTATCCGCATTTATATCGTGCCAAATGTAAACCCCTGGTTGATAGTCAAGAATTCAAAGAAATACTAGATCAAGTTGCCAACAAAGATGCCATGGTTGGTACCTACAATTCAACAGTGACCTATTATCCAGGTGATGTTGTGACTGGACTAGATGGAAAAAATTATACGGTGCTACAAGAAGTTACTGGAGTTGCGCCTCCTAATGCTGCCTATTATGAACTGGCCGACAGTCTACGAAACATAATGAGCACCTACGAAAAAGAAATGCAGATCACTCAGGCAGTGCTTGATCAGGCAGAAGCAGATGCTCCTAGAAGCGGATTAGATACCACACAGTTTTATACGCTGACAGTGGATGAAAACAAATTATCAGTATTGATCAGTGCGGATACTGGTCAAATGGATGCCAGCCTAGAAACTCAGGCCACCGATGAAGCAGGCAATCTCTTGTACAACACCGATGGTACTCCCATATATGTAGGAGTTACTGCTGCCAGCGTGTTATTATCATCAGAAGTATCTGCTTATAACGGGTATCTTGCTGGTGATGGTGTTCCACCAAACGGTGCTCCATTCACAGCAGGTATAGCCTTTCCGGTGGCAGCTGGCATTGGTGAGTTTTGTCTAAGAAAAGATTATTTTCCATATAGACTGTTTAGATATAATGGATCAAGATGGGTCAAGGTTGAGGATCAGGTGAGAATGACCATGAGCAACCTTGGACCAAGTGATGTTGGGGTGGGAGATGAGTTTGAAGGCAAAGATGTTCGCCGGACACAAAAAGCCGGATTTATTAATAATACAAATACAGCCACAATAGATGGACACACTGTGAAAGAAAGACAGAGTCTCAGCAAGGCTCTTAGACCAGAGGCAGATGAATAATGGATTATTTTTACGATGCGCAAGTAAGACGATATGTCACTCAGTTTATGAGAATCTTTATAGGATTCAAATATAAAACTGGAGGCGATGTTCCCGAAGAACGACACGTGCCGGTGTTGTACGGTGATATGACCAGACAGGTTGCCAGCATGATCAAAGACAACAGTGAGAACAAATTGTCAACTGTGCCTAGAATAGCCTGTTATATCAGTGGACTCGAGTTGGATAATTCTAGACTTAGTGACTACAGTTTTGTTAGTAAATTATCTGTGAGAGAACGGCAGTATACCACTAACCAGGCAGGCGAAAGAGAATACGGTAGTGTGCAGGGCGGTGGATACACAGTGGAAAGACTCATGCCCACACCGTTTAAACTGTCTATGAAAGCTGAAATCTGGACCAGTAACACGGATCAAAAACTTCAGCTGCTGGAACAAATTTTGGTATTATTTAATCCCAGTCTTGAAATTCAAACCACAGACAACTATGTTGACTGGACCAGTATCAGCGTGGTAGATCTCAGCAGCATCAATTTCAGTTCAAGAACCATTCCACAAGGCGGAGAAAGTGATATTGATATCTGCACTCTAGATTTTCAAACTCCTATCTGGATCAGTCCTCCCGCCAAGGTCAAGAAAATGGGCATCATTAAAAACATCATCATGAATGTTTTTGGAGAATCAGGTCAACTGTTGGACCTTGAAGATCTCATATTCAACGGTGACAGTGCAACTACCCAGGTACGAACTACTGTAGATCAATTTGGAGTATTGCTGATCCTGAACAAGCCTACAGGATTCTATGATCTCACTGTGTTGAATGTCTATGAAGCAGTATTGTCACTGGGACTAGATGCTACTCCCTACAAAGGCAATCAAGAAAGATTGAATTGGTACAAGGTATTAGAACTTCACGGAGGCTACACAGGTACCAGCAGAGTACATTTTACACAGCCCAGTGGCTACGAAGTTACAGGTACATTCACCGTAAATGAAATCGATCCCTCATATCTAGTGATAGATCTTGATATGGACACCGTACCTTCCAATACAATATCACCCGTTACTGCCATTGTTGATCCCTACAAGTTTAGTCCTATTGAAAAATTTGGAAGTATTGCTGCCATACCTGTGGGCACAAGATATCTAGTATTGGATGATGTTAATACCAGTACTAATGTAGGACAGACTGTGGAAAATTCCGGATGGAACAACTTTGATTCTGGCTCAACTGCCTACGATGGTCCAAATTCTTGGAAAGATCTCATAGGCAATGACACTGTGATCAAGGCCAATTCCATAATTGAATGGACTGGTACTGCATGGCAAGAAACGTTTGATCCCGGCGTTGTAACCACTATTGAATATTTTACTAACTTGACCACAGGTGTACAATACAAATGGGATGGCACACAATGGTTGAGATCGTTTGAAGGCGAATACGCTGCCGGATATTGGAGATTTGATCTAAACGCTTGATAAGTATCTAGATGCAACAACGTGCCGGTCTACTGTTTCTAAGCAAAAATACCAAGAGAATTCTTCTTATTTTAGAAGATGCCAAATGGACTGTGCCTACATTTGTGAGAAACAGCAGTCTATTAGAAGATGCCGAACCGTTGTTAAATAATTTCTCAGTGGGTAAAATTTTACCCATAGAATTGTATCTCAGTGAGGATCGTGGATTTGAATACGGTACATATATCTGTCTAGTTGATGATGAATTTCTCACAACATCGGCTGCTACCATAAGTTGGGCTGCGTTAAATCACTTGCCCAAACAATTGCACACCGGTTTAAAAAATACACTGAGCAATACCATAATTCGTACAAAGATCGAAACCATATTGGAGTTAGAAAATGTCAAGCATACTGCAAAAATCTACTAGATTTATCAAAGACTGTGAAAAATACGAATCAGTGATAGCCACCATGCCGGAAGGTAATGTAAAAAATGAAACTGTGCAATTGTTGCAAAAGTTAACCTACAGCATTAAAAAACTTGATAACATGCATCTAGAAATGGTATACTCTAGGCAGTTGCCAACTATGGGCAACGAGATGAAACAAGAAATATCAGAGTTACGAAAAAAATTAGAAACCAGAATCAGAGACTGGACACAGGCTCAGAAAAATTAAATACTGGCAAAGTTCTTGATAACTATAGTTCCAATCATGCCAATGTGATTTGAGCACTGATATCTGTAGTTTCCACTAATTGAATCCGGAATTTTCCAATACAGTGTGCCTGAAGTTTTGCCCTGAGCAGATGATCCAGTAGACACTACCCCAGCTGTGGTCACGTGTACCAACCCAGT